CATATATCATAGGATCACTTTCCTTAATAACCTCAAAGTAATCACATTCTGAGAATAAAAATCTTAATATTTTTTTAGATATACCTTCTTTAATTTTTTGTTCAATCCTTAAATTAGGTGATGGTTTGATTGTTTTAGATGGATCACCAGGTATAAGTTTGTTATCTGGAGGGGTCTCAGTTGGTGGTGTTACTATTGTTGTTGGTGGTGTTACTGTTTCAGATGGTTTTTCAGGTGGAACCATCACTTTAACCTCAGATAATGAAACTCTCCTACAAGCCATTGCAGGTACAGAATACACTTGGGCAAAAGAGTCACTAGCTTCGCCAGCATCATCACCAGCCGTAACTGTACCCTTTTTTAATTTTATATTAGTAGTACAATTAATTGTTAGTCCATTACCACCATTTTTTGCATCAACGGTTACAACTTGGATTTCACCCTTTGTTACCATATTTATCACTAGTTTTTTACTGGTAATAAAATCACTTAATTTTTTGTCTCCTATTGTTTGATTTTTAAACCATTTTAATACACTATCAACCCTTCTTTTTGATAAATCAACATTATAACCTGTAGTTGCCGGTGCGGATGCTGATCCTTCAAATGTTAATTCAACTGAACCCTCTTTGTCTATTAAAATTTCTTTTAATTTTTTTAAGAAATCACCTTTTAATTTTTCAAAATTAGGTTTAATAACATTATTAAAAAATGTTTGTACTCCTTCACTTGTATACGTCTCGTTTCCAAGATAAACTATTGTTGGTGCTCTATTCACATATTTTGTAGATTGTAATGCAATATATCGTTCATACCAACTATCAAATGGTTTTGATGATGTTACAGCATATGATTTTGTACACTCAGGACAATCATTATGAAAATAAAAGGCGTAATTTAAAAATTCTTTTAATTCAGCACTACCATCAACTAAAGATGTCGCATTTTTTACCGTACTAGTATCCCCAACTTGAATTTTTTGACCATCAGTACCTGAAGCGTCACCCGTAGTAGTTAATTTAGAATCAACAGGTATTTCAAACGCCACTTGACCCAACTCTTCATTTGTTAATCTTGGGTTATTTAATATTTGTTGATATGTGAATAAATCTCTTGTTGGTATTGTATTAAATTTAATACCCAATTCATACATATCATATTTTGTACATCCCGCAAAAAATGATTCAACAATTGAATCCACTCTTTCTTTTGCAACACCAGCTAATTGTTTCTGAATAATAGTATTCATGATTGCCGGATGATCCACAACAATCTTCCAACTTATACTACCTTTTCTTGAAGTGTTCTTATAAGTGTATATTGGTTCGGGTCTACCCAAGAAATTGGTTGGCGCAAAATCAGGTGTACTATCATCACTAAATGAAAGATCATATGGTGGAAACCACATGACTCTACCCCCATTTGGTCCTTTTTCACAAACAGGTAAATCATCATAAGTAAATCCAGGTCTATCTGAAGTTCTCCACGCTAAATTCTCAATAGAGAACATATATTTTTTAACTTTGTTATCTACAATATTTGTTGATCCCGGATTCTTAAGTGGAGCAATGTTAAGATTATATGTCTTATCTAAAACTGAATACGAGAATTTTCTACCTTCAGTTGTAATACCATCGCTCTTTTGTAAGTCAGCATATGTAAAGTAAGGTGTGTCCTTTTGGAACACTCTACAGTACTCTATTCCCGCTTGAGACCCATCGGCTTGATCAGTATAAGATAATACCATAGAACCCTTTGTCATCTCTTTGTATCCATCATTGAATACCTTAGACACTTGGTTAATTGCATTACCAACGTGTTTTAACCTTGCTTGTCCTTGTACTTGATCCGCAGAATTAATAAGTCTTTGTGTCTTATCTAAAATTGAATCCCCTTTGAAATCAATATCCGTTGATTGGTATCTACCATAATCACTTCTAATTGTTTCAAATTCATTATCTAATCTTGTAACGGCTCCACCAGGACCTACTTTAAATCCTGCATTGTCTTTATATTTTGGTGATGTCCAAATAAATTGTCCATCAATACCACCACCATCGGTGTATGATTTTCCTTTTAAACCAAATTGTAATTGAGCCTCATTACCTTCATATAGAATACCAAGTTCTTGTGGACCATAAACAATAGTTTGTACTTGTCTACCATTTTTTCCAATTGGGACTTGATTTGCGGGAGAGTCAATCTGAGAAGGTTCGGAATTTGGACTACCTACATAATATCCACCACTTTGTGCTTTATTTACATCAAATAATCTATCAATTGCAGTTGTTGCACCTTGTATGATACCTCTACTATAAGCCGGTCTATATTTATTATAATCTAAACTTGAAAATAATACTGATCTTTGTCCGAAACCTGTGTTTGCAACAAATATTTCAGAAGGATTTTTAAACTTATTTAATATTGGACCTAAAAATCCACCCGTTAAATTATTTGCAACATTTAATGCCGATTCAGTTTGTGGATTATCAATAAACGATTCATCAAAATAATCACCAGGAATAAATGACACAGGAAAATATGTTCCCGTTAATCTATTCGCTAATGTAACCGAAGCAGATATTGGGTTTTCAGGTACGGTAATTCTCCAATTTTTTGTAAAAAATGGTTGTTGACCTGTGGCAACCATACTTGCACTAAACGGATCCTGTAATGAATCTAAATTAACCCTACCAACAGTCGCTTGTAATAATTCACTTGCAATTCTATCTTCAAATAAACTTTTAAGTTGTGCTGCACCAATTTTTGCCAAATAAGTGTCTTGAGATAACGGACCATTACTTCCGTTTGGATTATCACTAAAAATTATCTCGTATGGAGAATAGGATGAGGTTACAAATGTTGTGGGATCCCAATATGGTGTATACATTTTAGGATTACCAACTACATCGGTTATAATAACTAAATCTTTATAACCACCTTCAGGTCCATAAATGTTTTGTACGTATGCCGCATCAATATAAAACTCATTAACTAAATCTAATACTGTATCAGTAGGTGCGTATGGTCCTGAATTTGATTCCACAGGTAGTGGTGCTCCAGGTACAGAATATTTTCCATCATAACCACCTTCAGGCCCATATTCATTGAGTGAATATAAACTATTTGCAAGTTGGTTTGTAGAAATTAAACCATTTGGTGAGTCAATAACATTTGCAACAGAAAGATTAGTCTCGTAATTAACACTATTACTACTAGGAGAATAAGACCCTGGTACAGAATATGGTTGTAAATTACGGGCCAATAATATATCCCTAAAATTTGACGAGGACGCAAACGATAATGTACTATCCGACATACTTTTTTATTAATAAATACCTTGAGAATTTTTTTATAGAAAACATAATTTTAAGAATTTTCTATTATTTTTTTGTAAGAAGTCCTTCGTTTGAACTTGATACCCATTTCTCATATGCTGCTTTCTTATTAGGGTCTTGTAAAAACTTGTCCATGTATTTATTCCAAGCGGCTTCTTCTTGAGCGCTCATTCCATTTCCACCAAATTCAACTGTATGTTTAACCTCACCACTAACTTGTGTTTTTGTTTCCACAGGTGTACCTTTTGTGAATTGATCAATAAGTGATTGTATTTGTGTTGCAAATGGTGAAGACGGATCCATTACTATTTGAGTTGGTTGTACGCCAAGTGGAGAATATGTGTTAGTTACCTCATTAATTATATCTGAAGCAGTTTTAGTTCCAACATTTCCAGCTCCTTTTATAAGATTACCCCCAATATCAACAAGCTCATCTTTTACTTTAGTTAAAGTTGCGGCAACTGATTCCAAACTAGATTCACCTTTAAAAAATTTAATTAATTCTTCTTCTACAGGACTAATAAGTCTTGTTGATGCGTCTCTAACATTTCCAGTTGTTATATTTTCAGTTACATTTGTTGCTAGTATTGACTGAGTTTTATTCATAACATTATAGAACCTATCCATTGTTGGTGTAGATGCCTTACCAAGATTTACTGCCGTTTTAGCGGAATTTAAAGAGGTGTTAATTCGTTCTAAAGCAGTTAATTGATCTAAAGCAATTTCTTCAATTGTTTTATTTTCATTTGATTGTTGTTCTTTTAATTTAGTGATTTGATCGGCGGTTAAATCTTTAACATTAATATCATCCATTTTACCCGTAATATCATTTCTAATCTGAAGTACCGCCTCACCATCTTTCATTTGAGCCATATTAGCAATTAACATCTTATCCTCTTCGGACGATGCTAAACTTGGAAATTTAATTTTACTCATCTTCATATCCAAATCAGCACTTTTAATTGACATATTCGCCAATTCTTCACCAGTCATACCCATCGCTTGTGCAACTTCTCTTAACCTACGTTTTGCACCAGGTAAAATTTCAAAACCTGACCCGTCAGCCTTTAATTTGGTAAATTCTTTAGAAATATTAATCATTTCTTTTTGTAATGCCTCAGGATCATTTTGAGCTAAATCCATCGCCTTTAATGGATCTAATAATGCACTACTTGCAACACCTAAACGTTGTAATTCTGCTGACATCTCAATTGCCTTTTCAGGTGACATTAATTTTTCCGCAAGTTGAAATGTTTTATCCATACTAATCCCTAGCATGGTTGCTTGTGATGCCATTTTAGCTAAACCTTTAACACCATTATCAAAATTAAACATATTTAATTGTTGTAGATTTTTAACAACTAAACCTGAAACTGCCTGTACATTAACACCAACACTTTTAGCGTAAATTGCAACTTCAGCCATTTTATCGCCAACATCATATAATGAAATACCAACCCCCTTAAATCCTATCGCTAACTCACCTACACTTGTACTAGTTACCTTAGCTGCCGCTGACATATCAACAAGTGCCTTTGTACCTAAAGAAGTGTTAATACCCAACTCTTTTGGTATATTTGTCATATTAACTAATGCGTCACTTTGTGTAATTCCAAGTTTGAGCATTTCAGGTAATGCGTCGGCAATTGTTGTTTTCATTTCAGACATTCTAGCCTGACCAAGACCCAACGAATTTGCCATCTGTTGAGAGGCGTCTCTTAAAAAATCGGCTCCTTCAAAATTAGCCGGATTCGCAGCAGTTTTAAAATCCGTAAGTACTTGAGTTAAAGCCACCCCATCTTCCTTAAGGGTTTTAAGATTAGTTATATTAAGATCAGTTATATATTGATTGTCTGTTCCTAAGTCACCAGTCAAACTAGCAGAAGATTTTTTTTTGTTTTTTTCAATTTGCTCATCAGCACCATCTTTCTTTGCGGTTGTTTCAAGCGCCTTTAATGCTGCTAGTAAAGCGGCACCTGTCAATCCAGCGTCATATATTTCTTGTGCAGATTTGAACCCCATAATTAGTTTTTACTATAAATATTAAGTATTAAGTTTTAGGCGTATTTTCCTCTACGATCTTATCTAAGAGATATCTTCTAATGTATGTTGGAAGTTTTAAGAAATCGTCATACGATGTTCTCAAGAATTTTGCCAAGTAATAAAATTCGTCTAATAAAAATTTTGAGTGATTAGAAGAAAGGCCGAAAAAACTCCACCCCAAAGTTGATGATAACATCAACCTTTTCTCCTGATGGGGCGTAAACTGTTTTCCTTAGATCCAATCTCGGTTCGTTTTCTTTAAGGAAATTTCTTATGAATTTAGAATCACCAATTGGCATATTTTGACAAAATACGCTTATTTCATTTCTATCTGGACTACCATTTAATTCCAAAATAGTTTTATTTAATCTTGTTGTTATTGTAGGTGCGGTATATCCAACAGGGTATGAATCAATTATTTTAGCAATTTCAATGGTATCATATAAACTTAACATTTTAACTTTAACATCCGCCTTTGATTGTGGTAATTTAACCGTAAATGTACCATCTTCATCAGGTTGTACTTTTGGTCTTGTTAAATTTAGCTCATCCAACATAATAGACGTTTCAAATGTTTGACCATTAGATGGGTCAATCGTTGTAATTCTATATTCAGGACCAAACGATGTGTTACGTAAAAATAAAAGGATTGCTTCAATATCACTTTCTAATAATTCTTCAGGTCTAAGTTCTTTTTCGTAAACTTTATTTCTTAATAAAGGTAATACAACACTTTCATTAATTGATTTACGTGAATCAATATTAACTAAAATATTTTCATCACTTGCGGTTAAGTAACCAACCTTAACACTTTTCTTTTTTGATTTATAGAATAAACCACCTGAAGGTAGTGTCACCACATCATGTGGTAAGTTAAAATCCATTTGCCCATGAGCAGCCGTGTCTTGATCCATTTTTTTTATATTTTTTTAATTTATTATTGCACAAAAAACCGTATACATCATAAATGTACACGGTTAATATTAAAAGTAAATTTTTTTAGTATACTAATATACAACGATCCATACGAATATTTGAAGAAATTCCTGCAATCTTATCAGAATCATATGATAATGCTCCACCATCATATCCTGTTAACCAAGCTCCTTCCAAAATCCATTTCTCAACAACAACTCCTGTAGGGTCTAACATTTCCAAATCCACATTTTTCTTGTATCCTGCAGCATAACCCATACGACCTGTTACAGACTCCGCACATAGACGAATCCATTCCATAACCGCTTGAGACGCTGAAGGTCCGATTGGATCTCTAAACTTAACCGAAAGTTCTTCCCAGTTGAATCTACCCGCAACATATGTTGAAGTATTTAAGAACTGAATTTCAGTTGCGGCGATTTTTAATTTAGGTCTCGCAGTACTTTCCACATACCACTCATTAATTCCAAGTGATGAAGGGAACCTTAAAATCCAACGATTTTCTCTTTTTGGTTCGTAAGGAATTGGCATTTTCATTAACAAATCAGCCATAATTATTTATTTTAGTTTTTAGTTTATTTTAGTTTTTTATTATAAATATCACGATAATGAATTTTTTCTATTTACTTACATTTTTTTTGAACATATTCTTATACTAGACCAGACAAACTAGTTAATATAATT